TTACAGGTTCTTTTGGTAATCCTTTAACTTTTTTCGCTAAATTATTGTCATAATCATATTCATCATCTTCTTCAATATAGGTAAGCATAGAACGAACAGCACTCATAATACGATTAACACGAGCATTGCTCAACTTTAATTCTTCACTTAAATATAAGCTAAAACGTCTAAAGTCTTTCTTTGATAATTCTGTAATAGGCTTGTTACCAAGTTTCCTTAAAATATAAATCATTACAATTCGTAAATCATTATAATATTGTTTAATTGTACTTTCCTTAATCTTACGTTGACGATATTCTTCTAAGAAATCCTCAATCATATATTTATTTTCTTCATTAACTTTAGCCCATTCTTCTTCACTAAAAATTCGGTTGTAAACTCTACCACGTTTACTCACTAAATCACCACCTTTATAATTACCTTTAAAACTCACTCAACATCAAATCCAGCATCTTTTAAATCCTTTTTCATTGCTTCTTTTAAAGTATTAGAATTTTTTAACTCTCTGCGCGTTTCCGCAATAAAAGGGCGTGGCTTTTCATAGGCATAATTATATCCTGTATAATCATATCCGATACCACTTTCAACTACTTGCGGAATATACTTTCCATCATCTGTTCTTGTGTTGAACACAGCAATCCCATCATCAGTATTCTCAACATCCCAAGATTCTCTTAATAATCCAGTACGCTCATAAATTTTCGGCGTATACACGGAATATACATCTTTATCAACATGCTTCTTACCAGTTTCAATAACTGTATTTTTCACATGTCTACCATTTTGTAATGCTTTTTTAGCTTGCTCATTTATATATTTTTCAAGTTCTTTCAGATTCTTAAAACTCGGCATAATCTATTCCACGCTTTCTTTAGCGTTATCTTCAAACTTACTCAAGATTTGCATACGGAAAATATCCAATTTCTCTAATTTACGTTGTAAATCTTTTTCTAACTTCTCAAAGAAAATTCCACGACTATTAATATCCGTTATAGTATCCATTACTTTATGTAATTCTTGAGGTAAAAACACTTCATTAATAATCTTTTGATAATAACCTGTATCAATAAGCCATTCCATTTCTTTAAGTTGTTTTTCAAATTCATCAGAAATACTATCTTTTAGATGAGTGAAATATTTAATGCAGAGGAAATTAATATAATGAAGAAGGAGCGTGTCATTAATTTCAATGCCTTTTTGATCTGCATAATTCATCTTTTCAGCCAACTCTTGAATTAATTCCTCAATAACTGATACCTTAAAGAAAGGATGAAACTTTAACTCTTTACCATCGTCAAATGTATAAGTTTCAACTGTATCAAGTCCTTTATATTTCTTTTTAACATCTGTCATTTTCAACAGATTAGATTTTTTGCGAGCCATTTATTTGACCTCCTTTTAATCCATAGGAAATAGGGGGAGGGTAGGGGAGACTACCCTCTAAATAAAATTGACATTTTATTTATGTATTTTTATATTTTTATTAATTAAGCACGATCAACTTCAATAACACGTCCAATTTTGTTTGTGCCCGGAGCTGCTAAACATTCAAAGTTGATTTCAGGTGCAATAGCAGTACCATTTTCTAAAGAAAGTTCAAATTCGCCAGTTGGAACAACATGATCTAATTGAATATAAATATCTTTTACAACTTTATTTGTAGCAGGATCATAAGCAATCGTATGATACTCAAGTGTATATGCTTCAGCAAATTTTTCTGCATCCAATTCAACAATATTGCCTGTAACTTCTTCTTGATATGTTACAGAAACAATTTCACCTGCATCAGCATGTCCAGTTGGAATAGTCACTTTCCCAGACGTAGCAGTTGCCTGTTCAATTTCACCAGCTGCATTTCTTACATATACTGTATTATTAACAGGTGTTCCTGTAATAGTTACTTCAAGAATTCCTGCATTATCTACAACAGTCAATTCTTTTTCAGTTTTGTAAACTGTAGCAGTACCATTTTCGTCAATAGCAACACCTTGAGTCATAGAAAGGAATTCTAAATCATAAAAAGCGTTGCGAAGTGTAGACGTAACTTCTTTTTGCCCTTTCATAATGGCAAGTGGTTTATTTCCAATACCACCGTAAATTTTTTCATTAATTCCAAGCGTTTGACTAATCGATGTTAGTTGGGCTTCGGCTGTGATAAAAACATGTCCATCAGATTTTCTTTTCATTACTACATCAGCAGTATCCATAACTAATAATTTCATTATTAATTCTCCTCCTTAAAATAATTATATTTTATATTAATGAGTAGAAAATAGTCTACTCATTAACAATACTTCCTGTAGTTTGTTTGAATGTATTATACTCTATAGCATGTTTTTCTTCTTCAAGTAAATTGATATGTTTACACCAATTTTCAACTTTGATATTTTCTTTAAATTTTTCTTGAACAGTTTTAAATAAAACTGCTGTATCATATCCTTTAATTTGAGCAATACGATGAAATGTCATATATAATTGATATACTGTCATTTCATTAATATCTTGATAACTTAACCCATTATAACCAACAACACTTGAAACAATATCAGCAAATGTCAATGGTTCACTATCTTGTTGTTTTACACGTTTACTTTTTTCGATAAATCTTTGAATTTCGGGGTTAGGATTAATTACTTCTTCTTTAACACAATTCATATCCATAATTAATTTTCTATAATAATCAAAATTTTGATTATTAATTTTGTATAAGGCTTCTTCATTGTCAAATACTTTAAGAAACACACGATAATAAGCCATTTGTATTTCAGGTATACTTGTAACAATTTCAAATAAAGTTAGTCTTTTTAGTTCTTTAATTACATCATCAAATTCATGATTTTTATTTATCTCATGATATTTATAGATAATATGTAATTTATTTAATGACATAATTTGTAAATCAGCAAAATAATCAGGATACTCCTTTACTTTGATAAATTCACATTGACCAATTTCTGTATCAATTGGAAGCCCTAATATGTAGAAATCTTTAATATCTTTCATTACTTCACACTTCCAAAAGTAAATATCATTCGATATCCAATGTAACCAGAAGGAGGGTTAGGAATAATAAGGCTGCGATAGCTTTCCATTTTACCAACACCTGTAATCCATTCACCGTGTAATAATTCATTAATCCTATCACAAATCCATAAAGCTCGCGCATCATTTTTATCATATTGATCAATGTGTGCATAAACATCAAATACAACATCTTGCAAAGCTACTTTTTTATTTTGTGTATTATCTCGATTACCCATATACATACAAATACGACAAATTTCTTTTGTAGTTAAATCATTAGTTTTAGGGGAACGTATAATACGTTCTTTGCGGATACTATTAAAATCAGGCAAATTTCCAACATCTTGTTTAGAAGGATCTAATGGGTCAGAAGGATAGTAAAGAAGGCGCAATAATTCTCGGTCTGTCCCAACATGCTTAAAAATATCAAGCAAATTTTGTCTTAATCTCACTTTTTACACCACCTTTTGACCCTTAATTATTATCAATCCTTCTTTGTTGATTGACTGTGTATAATCAATCCCAATAATTTTATATTTTTCTCCATACATTTCAAATTCTTTATTAATCGTAATATCTTCATGCTCAGTATAAGGAATAGTTACATTAATTCTGCCCTCAGGAAGATTAATTGCTTGTTCTCTTTTTTGATCTTGAAATATGATTTGTGTTTCCGCAATACAAGGAATTTCAATTGTGTCATAAGATATAATTTCTTCATATTCTTCACCAAAATCATTAGTTTTGGTGACAGTAATTGGATTACCTTTAAGAGTAAGGATGTTATTACACAACTTAATTTTCGCTTTTTGATTAATCCCATTACCATTAAAATCAGTAACAAGATAATATTGCGTACCAATAAAAACAGTTGCACCTTTTTTAGTGGTTTGGTTTGGTCTTAATAATAATTCTTTTTGTGTTGAGTCGTCTTTATTAATAATAACTACTTCAGTATCAACATCATCGATTTTTACAACAGAATAGCCGAATGAATCAGCAAATGATTTATTAATCATGTGTTGAGTATTATTTAAAACTACATCTTTGTCATCATTCCCATACGATAAAAGACGCTTTTTATACAAGTCGAAGCTCATTTGCTATTCACCAGCCTTCTGTTGCAACTTTTCAACAATATTTAAACATCGAAATACTTCGCGTCTAACTAAAGGGATGTTGTATTCACCAGCAAGAGATTCATCCAAAAGAGATTCTAATGTTGCGATAAGAGATAAAAACATACTATTGTTTTTTAACTCTTTAACCACATAAATCATTCCACCTAATTCAAACAGTAAAGAATCTATATATTTATAAATTCCCTCATTATTTTCTTCAAATAGGGGGATGATTTTAAACAATCGATTCTTTAAAGTTTCTAAATAACTAAAAAACATTGGATTATTCTGATTAATCATAGCAAATCATCCAAACTGTTTTCAGAATAAGAATAGCTAATCATCATTTGATTAGCCTCTGATTTCATTTGATCTCTTATCTCACGAATCTCTTTTATGTGATTAGCTTGTGAATACAAATTCCAATCTTTTGTGCCTAAACGTGGCTTTAATAAATCGGAAGTAATAAGTTGTGATGTTAAATATTCAACGCAAAGAAGGGTAGCTAAAATTTCTTTTTCTTCATCAGTTAAATTTTGATTGAATTGTTTTAATGCTGAATCACGATCACTTAAATCTTTTTTACATCGTTTGAATTTTACAATTGCAGAAAGAAGATATTTTTCTAATATCTCCTCAACTTCATCTTCTGTTAATTTGATAAAAGAATAATCAGAAATCTTATTGTAAACTCTGTCGTATACTTCTTTAAACGGAGTTGCCATTTAAGACACCTCCTTATTTTTCAAACAAAGATAAATCAATTTTCAGTTTTTCTTCTAATACGCGAATTTTACGATTATCATACAATGTACCTTCTTCAACCATTTTTCTTGCACGAGTAGCGATAGCATCTTTTGTTCCATTAGGAATACGATCTAAAATTTGTGCCATTTCTTCATGGCTTTTCGCAAAGAAGGAATCTAAATCCTCTGTATCTACTAATTGCTTGTATAAATGTTTTAGCCCTAAATATTCTACAATATCTTCATCTTCAATAACTAACCACGGTTCATTTAAAAATTTAGGTTGCGAAGCTTTCATGGTGAGTAATTCGCCCACATCCATATATTCAATATCACCATGATTCATCCAAACAGTTTGCAACCCTGTTTTACGAGACTTATAAATCAACCGACCATCTGTTACATTGCGACAAGGTACTAGCATATCTAAATCAATTTGTTTTTTACGCATAACCTTTGTTTCTTGTGTATTTTCTTGTGTAACTACATTTTCTTGAGTTACTTCTACTTGGTTTTTTGGTGAATTTGTACGTTTACGAGCAGCCATATAAATTTTCCTCCTTTTACTCAATAGAATCAGGGGATATAAAATCCCCTGATATATTTTTATAATTTATTTATTAAGCAATTTCATACATACCATAAAGCGTATTAAATACAACGTTTACACCAAAGCGTGTAATGAATTTGTATTCAAGAGACATATCCATATTGTCAGTACCATCAGATACTTCTTTAACTAAAGAATCTCCTTCATATACAATTTTAATTGGTTTTACATCAGCAGTCGGTAAAATCATAAGACGAGAATCAGAAATAGCAAAGTCAAATGTATTAGGTTTATGATAGTTAGGAATTTGTAACAATGGAATACCGTTAATGTATTGAACCATACCTTGACGATTTACTTGATCTTTCATGTTTTCAGAAATAAACGTAGTATTTACACCTGCAAGCACTTTGCTCAATGCTTTACGAGTACCTGCTACAAGAACAGGAGAACCAGTAGCCGCCTCAACATGAGCAATAATATCCATTAATGTATCTTCATCATATGTACCAGTAGATTTAAATTGTGCAGGTAGGTAGTTCATTGAACCCATGAAAGAAGCATAAACTTCTTCATTCAATTTTTCTTGCATAGCTTTAGCTACTTTTGCAACTAAGCCAGCAAAATCAATACGACCTGCTAAGAACTGTAAGAAGTCAGCATATACAGCTACAGCATAAGCTTTAGTTTTTACTGTAAAGCTTGTTCCAACATCTAATTTTTGTCTTCTAATATTCCAGTGGTTTCCTGCATGTTCAGCAGCCACTAGTACGCTGTTATCAGGAACATAGAATTCTTGAGAATCGCCCAAAGCAAGATTGCGGACTTCCGCAAATTGAAGGAAGAAGTTGTTTTCAGTCATACCAGAAACAATAGTCTGATCTAATACTTCTTCAATAATTTCAAAGACTTCAACTTTATGTTTGCGAACATCTTTGTAAGTTGGTTTATCAGTACCTAAAATTTCAAAGAATGCTTTACGAATAACTTCATCAGCTTCATATTTAGAATAATTTTGAACACGATTGTAAACTGTATCTACACAAAGTTTAACCAATTCTTGCTTCATTTCTGAATCCTCCTATTATTATATTTTATTTATAAAACTAATTATTTTACGTTTTTGATAACTTCAATAACTACATACTCAAGTACACGACCAACTGCACCATTAGCACCAACAACTGTTGTTGTACCAACAACTTCTTGAGCAATAATTTTACCTACAAATGCTTCTGTACCAGCAGGAGTTGCAACTTCTTTTAATTTGAAAGAACCATCTTGTGCAACAACATAGTTGCCTACACCTGCCTCAGCACCAATTAAATCAATTCCTTCTTTTGTTACAGAGAAGATATCATGCTCATGCAATTCATAAGCACGAACAACTTCGCCAGCTTCAATTTTATAATTTTGTTCAGAAGCAGAAGCCATTGTAGATTCATCATAGTTAATAGGGGAGTGAGCAATTAATACTAATCCTTTTTGATCAATTGAAGTTGTAGTAGGTTTCTCAAGAGTGCGAACTTCACGCTCGCCATTTACAAAACCACCTAAATGACCAACAAATCCATTTTGCAATTCTTCTGGAGCTTTAACTGAAAAAATGTGACCAGTGTAAACTGCTTTTACATTATCCAATCGAACAACAGAGTAAGTCATTCTTTATTCCTCCTATTTTTTATTTTTTATAAATAATAAAAGCACCACTCTTTACAGAATGATGCTTAATTACTTAGTGCCAAATCTTTCGAATAAATCTCCATATCTAGATGCTTTTTCTTTTGTTTCAATCTCTAAAGCAATTTTTACAGGTTGTTTTTCTTTTTTAGTTTGTTTAGAGAAATTAGCTTTTTTCTTACCAACTAAAGTAAATAGTTTTTCCTCTAATTGTTCAAGCGTATATTCACTTGCAACTGCTTTCACTTCTTCAATTTCTTCTTCGGTTAATTCAACAGAAAAACGCTCATATAATTCTTGCTCAGCTTTAGCGCGTTCTTCTGCTAATTTGCTAGCTTTAAATTGACGAAGTTCTTCTAATTCTTTTTCAAGATTATTAAATTTTTCTTGGAGTTGTTCAAAATCAGCTTTTACCTTTTCATATTCTGCTTTGTAATCAACTTCATCGGTTTCTTCATTAGTTTCTTCTGTGGACTCCGTAGTTTCAACGACTTCTTCTGTGGATGCTGTATTTTCAAATTCTTGTTCTACAACATCTTCTTCTTGTTGTTCGTCTGTTGTTTCAACTGTCTCTACTTCATCCACAACTTCCATTTGTTCTTTTACATCTTCCATAACTTGACCTCCTTTTTGGAAGAATACCTTAAATTGTTCCATTTTCTCTTGGATGTCTTTAAAAATATCATTATAAGAAAATTGAGCTTCGATGGTGGCATTACGCATAGCAGGTAATACATCTTTACCTAATGCACAAGCACCAAAGAATTTAAATTTAGTAAAATGGAATAATCCATCATCGCCCCAATAACCTTCATAGTCATCATGTAGTTCCATCGATTGCCACTTAACCACATCACGATTAAAAATATCAATAGGATCATCCCATTTATTCCAAATTAAACCCTCACAAACAAGAAATTCTCGCTCAATTCCATCGTCACATAATCGTGTCTCAAAGCGAGCATTATTATCAGATGGAATCACACCAATGGCTTGACCCAAATATTTAATAGAAATTTCACCATCTTTTTTAACTAAAACCATTCGATGATCTGAAAAATCAATTTCACCATCAGAATTTTCTTCAATAAAAGCTAAAATTGGTGTATTGGCAAGAGTAGGAATAGCTTCAGTTACTACTTCTTTTGAAAAGTAGCTTCCATTCAGATTTTCATGGAGATGCATTAGCCAAATTTTAACTTTAGTAAAACGTGTATCATTAGCTTCATAATCTTGAACTTTTTGAAAGATTAGAGGAATAAATTTTTCAACTTTTTTCTCCAATCATTTCACCTCCTTTCAATAAATAAAACTATTCTCTTACATTTCCATCTGTATCTCTTGTTTTAACTCCGCTTTCAGTAAGTTCATCTTCAGACTTTTGCGGTCTTCCTTTTTCACCTTTGCTAGATTGTGTGTGAGAAGAGGAGAGAGGAATTAATGTGTCATGTAACTCCATAATTTCATTTTCAAGGAACACCATATTTGCCATTTCACTTCCTGACAATCCAAGCGAAGCTCCTAATGCTAATTTTACTGGCATGCCATATTGTGCTGCCTTCAAATATTTCTCAAACACATTATCTACATTAAATACAGTTGTGTTGAGAAAACGAATTCTAAATTTATATTTAGTATTAAAATTTTTTAATTTACGATTTACCCAACGTTCAAATTGACGCAATAAAGCAAAAACAATTTGTTCGTCTGTATTAATGGATTTACTCAATCCAACACTTGTTACTTTTTCACTGTTAAATAAGAATTGACTAACTCCGGCAGCATTATAATAATCACGTTCAGCATGAGCTACTTGGTCAGTATCAGTTTGTTTGCGATCTAATTTAATTGCATCAATTTTCATTGGAGAGGTAATTAACCCAACTGCTTCAGGTAATGCTTGAACCGCACGATTATGGAAAGCAATAGCTGTATCTAAATCAATCAAGAAATTATTTGGTTCGCTATTCTTATCATCAATAGGGATTTGTTGAGTTAATACCATATAGTTGTCTAATTTTGTTTTTACTTTCTTTAATTTTTTATAATCCTCAATATCAAACACTGATTCAAATACTGCATTGAAAGGAGGGAGGGGATAGTCTAATTCTTCATTGACTTTAATACAAATTGTATTATTCGAATCTAATTCTTGCCAACGATAATTCTTTTTATCTTTCTCATATTTTTTATATTTTTGTTGAAATTCCTCTGGATACTGTTTTAACTTTTTAGGATATTTATTAAAATACGAAAAATCAAAAGCAAAATTATATACACCGTCTTCAATACTTGAAATTTGACAATAATCAGGATCTAGAGGTTGAATGAAATAAGAATCATCTGACATATGCTCATATCCATAAAACACATCTTCTTTAAAAGCAATTTTTAACACTTTTAAAAATTCATGTGGTAGATTCATTATCTCTAATAATTCAAGTGTTTTTTGATATTGTGTTTTAAATGTTTTCTTATTTATTTTTTCTGTATTTAATCCATAAGGTTCAACAATATAATCAAAAGTAGGTAAGCAAGCGAAATATAAAATCAATCGTTTATAATTAGGGCTTGCTTCATATAAATATCGACTCACTTCACGCAACTGTTTTTGATTTTTGCGTGGATTTTGCATGAATCGAATAATATCTTCTTTTGTATATTTTTTATTAATGGAAGAGGATGGTGTAGAATCATTCAAATCGTTTATAATTAATTTAGATATTTTTGCAAAATCTAATTTAGTTGGTTGATTAATTACTATATCGCTCATGTCGCACCTCCTTTCTTTACATTAGGGTAGGGGATTTGAATAGGAATAATTTAGATGGATCAACTGCATTCTTTTTCTTTTTTAATTTCGTTTCTAATTCACGGGCATAGTAGTTGCAATAAGCTAAACTACTGTAACGGTCTTTCCTATTTTTGCCAACTTCATTTAATTTTACAAATCCATTTCTAATTTCATATTCAAGGTTAATCATTTCATTAATTAAAATTGTTGTTTGAATATAAGGATTTAATAGAATAGCTTGTTCTTCTGGAGTTTTCTTTAAAAATCCATGTTTTTCAGTTAAATAATCTTTTGCATCTAATTCATTAATGAGTAACTTAATCCGACCTTTTTCTAAATCAGCTCTTAGAGACATTGCAATATCATGGTTTACTTCTTGTTTTACGACTTTTAAAGAATAGATGACAGGCAAAGCATTTTTATCTAAAACACGATTTTTCATTTCATCGTTATTAAATGCACACCAAGCAGGATATTCAATATCTCTTTCCTCATCATAAAGGATACGACCGCAATCATCATATAAAGATATACCGTTACCTGATGTATCCATTACAACATAATCTGCTTCAAAGTCTTCAAATAATTGCTTTAATCTTATGGCTTGTTTCTCACTGTGTTGACCGTTTAAACTTTCAATATAAGGAACTTGTTTAATATATGAATCACCATTAGGTAATAATCTCATACAAGTAAAAATGGTGTTGTCGTTATCATTACCGCCCATAATAGCAACGTCAACACCAATTAGACGAATTTCGCCTTCCATTTTAGTTGATTTTTTACGTTTACCTTTATTTTCTAAATATTCTACATTAGTTAAAGGGTAAAATGGTTTAATTAAACTTCTGTTTTTTTGTAAATCTTCAAATTTAAAAAATGCTTTTTCAGATTCACCAAAGAACAAACATTCCATTTCCATTTGCCATGCGATAGGGTCAAAATTATCATGAGATCGTTCATCTTCAACAAATTTTCTACTTAACAATCCATGATATAAAGATACTGTATAAGGTAAAGCACAAACAAAATAATCTTTACCTTTAAGCATGGCATTTCTATAGTCAACAAATTTTTCATAACACCAATGATTTTTAAACCAAGCACTAGAAATAAATATTTGCTTATTTTCTTCTTTTAAGTGAGCATATTTAGGATTATTAAGGTAAGGAGGTTGACGCTGTACATTTAGGAAATGCTTTAAAACTTTTTCATAAACGTCTTCTTTAATCATACGAAATTCGTCAAGCACCAAAATTTGGCAGCGATACCCTCGTGCATTATCATTCGAAACTACGGCTTCAATTGTGCTTCCGTTTTGAAATACTACAACTACTTGGTTGCTGCCTGTTTTAATTTCTTTTATTTCTCTTGCAATATTAGGATATTGCATTAATTCCTTTTGAATTTTTTCTGTTATAATTAATTTGGCTTGCCCCTTTGTCAGAATGTTACCGTACAGGCTTTTTATCCTGTACTTCTAACGGTTCATTTCCCGTTAGCTCAGCATACGTTTTCACCATATCCTTTAAAAAGGACTTAGGTGGCGCGAACTCGTGGACGGATTATATTCTCCTAAATTGGAGTTTCACCGTCTATGCGTTGCGTGTGACTAAGACGTTACTCTTAGCCTTCCACTCAGGTTAGCATCTCAGCCTCCCTGTTTCTTTCGCGCTAATAATCTAATGTGTTTCCACATTAGACGGCAATACAATTACCAGAGGCAACCACAATTTTTGTATTGGGATATAGTATACAACGTATTATACAGAAAATGGCAATTATGTAACTCTTACCTTGGCCTCTCGCTGCAAAATAAATGAATGCAGAAACATGAAACATTAAATATAATAGAATTTTTTGAAAAGTTTTGAGCGATTTCAAACCTAAATATTCTGTTGCAAATCTATGCGGATTTGCTCTGTAAAAGCTAGTCCATTTTTTAAATCCATTTCTTAAACGTTCATTTTTACTTAAATTTTCATCAGCTTTATTTGGATTGATTTCTTTTTTATAAATATCTATAATTCCATTTTTATATTTGTTGCGATCTATTTGAAAATGTTTATATCCTGCCATTATCTAACACCATCTTCCTTCATCATATCTTCTAAATCTTTTTCGATGGTGTTTCTGTCTTCCAAACCAAACACTCTAGCAAAATGATTAACAAAGAATTTCTGAAAATATTTCATAATACCATCAGGATCTTTAAATTCTCCCTCAGCTTCGGGGATAGGTTCAGTTTCTTCAATCTTTTTAACCCATTGTCCCCAAGTAGATAAACCGCCATCTTCTGCACCAGTTTCTTGTAACGGTTTAACTTTAGCATCTGTCATTAGTGTACTCATGGTTTTTAATAAATCTTGATATTCTTTAATTTTTCCTTGCTCTCTTGCCTTATTAGCTAATAATTGTGTTTCAGCTATATTTTTATATAAATTTCTTTGAATAGGAGTTTTAGATTCATAAGTCGCAATTAATTCTTGATAAAAATTTTCCAAAAACATAATATCTTCTTCAGAAGTAAATCCTATCCATCTTTTCCGAACTTCGTCATCAATATTTAAAAATTTTTCTTTTTCTTTGTTAATTTCAATAGTGTTATTAACTGTATTACCTACAAAATCACTGTCATCATAAGTCATATTGCGATATTGAGGCAGACTGTTTACTTGCCTTATATAATCTTTAGGATCATCTTTATATACATCTTGTAAAAAGGGTTTATCAATAATACGGAGTATCATTTTAAATCCTTCAAAACCATGCTGATCTATAATTTGTGAGCAGCAGTTCTTACATAGGTGTATTTTGCCGTCAGGAAATATAATTTCATTACCACTATAAAAATTAAGTGGAGCTAATTCTCTTTCACATTTTAAACATTTTTTCTTTTCAGTTTTTTTACGTGACATTAATTTCACCTCACTTGCTACAAAATTTAACAAAACAAAAATAATCCTCTTTAGTCAGTACACTCACAAGCCCTATGCAAGTGAATGTACTGTAAAAGAGGATTATATATGAAAGGGGAGAGAGGACTATATAAAATTGTGATTTTATTACTCAATCAACTCATCAACAATCCCTAATTTCAAAGCCTGATCACCAAACATATACCATTCTTCATCTTCTTTTTCTAAATACAACTCTTCACTAATTTTTGTATTTTGTAATACAAATTCTTTAATTCTTTCTTCCAATTCATCATAGAAAGCCATAGTCTGCTTTGCCTTTTTACTTGTTGAAGATAACTGAAGACTTCCATCATGAATTAAAATTGTCGTATTCTTATAACATTTTCTATGATGACCAGCCATCAACAATAAAGCACCCATTGAAGCACAAACCGCAACACCAATAGTATGTACTGGAGTACGTGAAGCTTTAATAGCATCAATTACTGACCAGCCAGAAATTACACAGCCACCGTTTGATGTTATATATAATTTAATCGGTTTACGTTTTTCAATAGGGATTCCAGCTTCATCATCTTCTTTATTCCATTTCATAATGTTATAAACAATTCGATTTACAATATTCAAATCAACTTCATTATTAAAATAAATTTCACGCTCTTTAAGCCCTTCTAAATATTGATATTCTTCAAAAGTAACACCAGATTCGATAATAGCAGTAATTTCTTCTGTAAACTTCTTCATCAAACCACCTCCACAAATTTTAAAAGTAGGGAAGTGGCATCGGACGATCTTCATTAACCGTCATACCATTATATTTTTATTAATTATAATCACATTCTCCGCAATCACATTCACCATCAATACAATTCAATGTATCTAATTTAGCTTCTACATCATCAATCAGACATTTTCTGTATCCATCCAAGTAAGCCATATCTCGAACTTTTGACACCAATTCATGCAGCAAATCATTAACTTCATTAGCCGTGTCAGCTTCCATAATGTATGTAAAATATTCATTAACCAATTGACAATAAGGACAGCACGTATCATCTTTTTGGAATTTAAAAATATCAGCCATAAAATTTCTCCTTTTAATTTAATTTTATATTATACGTACATTCTAAATCTTCATCATTAAACACCATAAACTTTTGAGAAGGTTTAGCATAAAAACGATTCTGCATAGCGTAATCATCAACGCCAATCAAACTTCCATTAGTAATAATCGTGGTTTTCCCATATTCTTTTTCATAATGATGATGGATATGCCCACCAATAATAAAATCAGGTATATATCCTAACATTTGAGGCAATCTTGTCACGGCATTATCAATACGATCAAAATTGCCATGTACAAAAATAATTTGTTTACCTTTAATGTTTGCACAAATAAAACCATCTTCATCTACTACAATTTCAATATTATCAAAACCTTTTAATCTAGCCTCTATGTACCACGGGATAAGATACTCAAAATTTTCTTTAATTCCAACATCTTGTTTCTGTCCTGCTCGACCATGATTTCCAATCACGTTATAATATTTAACATTCTCAAATTCATTAGCAAAAGCAGCAAGGATTTCTGATAATACTTCAGAAACATATTGAACTTGTTGAATTATATTTTCATTAGACTGAACTCTAGTTGAAATATGTATATTTCCACTCAAAAGATCGCCTAATTGTGCAACATGAAGAGTTTTGATATTATGTTGTTTTCCATATTCAATTGTCTTTTCAACTAACTTCTTAACACGTTTATCAAATACTTCTTTGTTGAATTTATTAACTGTATTATCAACTTCCATTCCAAAATGCCAATCACTAAATAAAACCAATCCTTCTTTATCAGAAGGGGAGAGGGGACGTGGAGTAAACGCTAAAGGTTTACTTTTTCCGATATCAGCAATTGCTTTAATAATTTCGTCACGCAAATGTTCAAAACGAGCTTGGTTAGCAATTAACTTTCGATACTCACGTTTTTGATCTTGATATTGATATTTAGCTTTTTCAAATTCAATTTTCTTTTCTTCAAGCTCTTTAATATATTCTTCATTAGGAGAATTTACTTTAAGAGCATATTCATATCCTTCACTGAAGTAACGATAAAACTTCCTAAACCAATCAGGTGATTTTCGTTCGGAAGTTTCCTCGTACCATAACTCGCTTATATCTTGCCAACGAAGATCATACAAATCCTTATTTTGGCATAAACGAATACGATATTCATCCAGTGATTCGGATGGTTTACGTTTATATTCCATCGAATCACCTCACTATTCTTCCATATCTTTTGTAGGCAACTCATTTTCCTCTTTAATCACCAAACTAACTTGCTTATCATGAAATTCATGTAAGATTTTCTTTAAATCATAAATAAATTCACCATCTTTAGTAATTTCATGAACTTCGACATTGTTCATATCCAAAATACCCTTTAGTGAAACAGAATGAACCTTTTTAGCCATATTAAATATCCTCCTTTTACTCTAAAGAAATATCCTCACGACTAGGTGAGGGGAGAACAACCATCAGTCCATGACTGATGTGAAATTTGCCCGTGACGAGACAGGCGATGTAATTCAAACTCATTATTTATCGGTCACACTTATTGGTGGTGAAACACCAAATTTAATTTTATTTACCCTTACGGCTTAGGCTTATGATTTTCCCCTTACGGATTATATTTTTCTTGCCTTTCAGCATATTAGCGCAAAGACTAACTAAATCGAATAGGGGAGGGGAGAAACGTCACAACAAATCAGCCAATCTAGCAACTTCAGAACGTTCAACTTTATCCAATTCAACTTGACCGTATAATGGATTACCGGCAAGTTTTTTTAAAGTTAAAACTCCATTATTATATTTAAATTTATCTGCATCAACTTGACGGGTATCACCGTTAAAGAAAATCATTGAGCCTTCGCCAACACGCCCCAACAATAACTTGATGTGATCTTCTGTATTAGATTGGCATTCAGTGCAATATACTATAGCGTTTTTGATGTCTCGCCCTCTAATAAATCCCAAGTGTTGAATTTCAATCTTATTTCCTAAGAAATTCAAACCTTCATCTCCACCAATATGATCGAGTAGGGGAGCGAGGAATGGTTTTAACTTATCTTCAAGTGAATCAGGTAAAAAGCCAATGTCATTTGTATCAGCAACTTGGATGTTATTTCGTACCCAAACAATTTTTTCAATTTTATTTGATTTGTCTAAAAGCATATCAACCGCATGAGTAATCATTAAAAAATCTTTACCCGTCCCGAAATTGCCGAATAAGCTTTTGACTTTAATATTATTATCTTGAAGCATGTCAAAAGCGATTTCTTGTTTTACATTAATTGGTTTAACTTTTCCTGTGAATGTATTATTTAATCTTTTATAATTTAATTTAGTTAGTTTATGACCGTTGAATTTAAACTTATCAATTGGTTCATAACCAACTTTTACACCATTTTTGTATGTAGGTTTAGATAAATCCCAAACAATTAAGTATTCATTTGTCAAAAGATTATATGTATTATTTTCAGGATTCTCATATAAACTAGCTAAAATCTTGTTATCTTCATCTTTAGTTGTATCAAGATAAATTTCTTTATAGCCTTTATAACCAGTGTCTAAATCAGTATTCAAATCAATTACTTCAATACCAAAAGATTTAGCTTTAAATTGGAGTAACACATCTTTAGTAATTAAACCATAATCATTTTCAAAACAAGCCCTAATAATATTATTGTCTTCATAGTCTTTAGAATATTGTGATCCCATTAAGCTTCCGTCATAATCTTTGGAGTCAAAATGGAATTGGTCGATATTTTCTTTAATAAAACGACTAGCTTTACGGGCTTTATATGCTAATTGAAAGTTATGGTTTGATTTATGTTTTTCTAATTCCCTAAGTGTATGTGAAAGAAGGACTATTTTATATCCTTGTAACTGCTCAATAGAATCTAAAAGAACATTAGTATCTGCTACATAATATTTCCCCACACCCAAACCCACCTTTGTTTAAATTTCCGAGTAGGTGATAGTGCCTACTCGGATTTATAATTTTATTTTTTATTTAACTGCATCTTTTAATGCTTGAGCAGGTTTGAATGCAGGTACTTTGCTTGCCGGAATCTCAATTTCTTCACCCGTTTGTGGATTTCTTCCTTTACGAGCTGCACGTTCACGAACTTCAAAATTACCGAATCCAGACAATTTAACTTTATCACTATTTTTAAGAGCTTCCGTAATTTTATCAAATGTAGCATCCACTACAGCAGTCACATCTTTCTTAGATAAACCAGTATCCTCCACAACAGCTTTAATTAATTCCTTCTTGTTCATATAAAAATTCCTCCTTTTACTCCTCATATATTTTTAACCGTATAAAACGGTTATTTTATTATAATTTATTTTATAGCTTTCATAATATAGCTTTTAAAACGAAAATTTTTTAGGATTTTTCGTCACTTTCGCATTTTCTGCACTTATTATAATAACCATCTCCTTTATCATCACTACGTTTTCTAAAATATCTATCATTGCTAATCAACTTAAATTCTCCACATTTGCTACACTGTTTCCACTTACCCTTTAGTTTATATGTATATAGCCATTCATCAACCATTTCTAAATATGTATTTAATAATTTATTTGGAATTGTACTATTAATCATGTTTGATATTCTATATTCATTCATTTGCCCCATGTCTAATTTTTTATACAAATCTCTGATCTGTTTTTGGCTATACCCTTGAAACAGCACGCTCAACACAAAGCGTTCTTCATTGGTCAACTTAGCATTTTTTAACACGTCTTCAAAATCCAACAATAAAGCCCAAATATCTGATTCATGATTATCCTTATATTTATCTTTTAAATCTGCATATGTAAGAATTAATCCCTTATATGTATTTACATCGCTCATCAGTACTCTGTTTTTACTAATCTCAGTGATTTCTCCATTTTCATTTTCATACCATGTATCAGAGTCAATAGCATAAACAGTTGAACACTTGTCTGAATTCACTCTAATTTCATCCGTCAATATTTTTTTGGCTGCTTCATAATCTGCTTTTGCCTCAGTGTACGTTTTGCGAGTGATTCGGTATGCTTTGTCACCATCAAGATGCTCACAATCTTTATATTGCTCATCTAATTTTTCTCTTAATTTTTTTATATGGTATGCTTTGATCTTTTTATCTTTAATTGTCAGCCCTAAATAATCAGCCAACTTTTCAATATCATTTTTCATTTGATTGAACATACTTTTTCGAAATTCCTTTGCTTGAATAGATTTGTTTAATGATTCATTGTGTATATCTTGATCATAAAAAGGAATTAAATTTTTTCTTCCTTCCCAATACATTTTATCCCAATATTCATCGTTAATATCGCTTTTTTTATAATCAAATTTTGCATTTTTCGCTCTGTGAGATAATTCTTCTGTGTTAACAAAGTCGCCTTCCTTTTCACGCTCTGCAATATTTCCTGTCAACTCAACCTTATCAGGAAATTTGATTTTCCTTTTAACAAGGTTTTTATGACACAAATTAATCAAATTGATTAATTTATACATTTTCTCATTTTCTTTATCGCTTCTTTTTCTATATCCTCTTTTTTCTAATTTATCTTTTTCTCTTTTCATTTTTATGTAATTTAATTCATCTTCTTTATTTTTAAACTTTGCAAATACNATATATGTAGCTACTTTATCTAAAATATTATCGAACCTTTGATTTTCTGCCAAAAAACTATTTTTCTTCTTAATCTCCTTTGCAATTACTCTGCTACTCGATTTTAAATTATAAATCCATTGATTATCTTCAATTAATTGTTTAACTAATCTAACACGGTCATCGCCATATCGTAAATCATAATCTAATTTCTTATTAATACTTGTATAAACTTTTTGTACGGTAAGACCTGAAGGATCATATTCTTCAATATGTGTATCAATACTGTCTTTTCTAATAAACATATATTCATTTTCACTAATTCTTTTTATTTTATTATTACTATCACCAACATAAGCCCATTGACCAACTTTTAACGGCTCTTCTAGATAAACTCTTCTCACAACTCCTTTCTTTTCATCAAGTTTATCTATTTTCAATTCAATATCATTAATGTTATGAAGAATCACAATACATATCCCCCCAACATCAGTTTTTCGTCTAATTTTTCATTATGTACAATACAAAACTTTTGGTTCTCACCTTAGCTTAATACAATTAATCAAACAAATATTATTATAATTATTTTTATTATGTATAATTAAAAACTCCAAACCCAAACATTTATGTATTTTTCTATTCTACACAATAGAAAAATCCACCTAACTTTTTCTACCTTGCAATAACCTTTCCGCAATTTTTCTTCTTTGTTCTTCACTTAAATTACGTTCTTTTTTAATGGAAATATTACGTTCTGATAGTTTACCTTTGATTGCTATCGGTCTATCATCCTCATATTCTAACACTTCCATTTCAGCAATCTCCAA